GCCGAAGAGAAGGCTGCTCAAGAAGCCGCTGACAAGGCCCAGGCAGAAGCCGAAGCCAAGGCACAACAAGAGGCCGAAGTCAAGCAAGCAGTTGTGACGGGCGTTGAGTCCGGCACCGAGAAGCTTCTCGCAGAAATGCAAGAGAAGATGACTGCTCGCGATGCAGACATGGAAAAAGTTCTTAACGAGTACAAGCAACAACTCGAAGAGAAGAGCGAGGAAATCACAAAGATCCGTGAGTCCAAGCGTGTGTTTGCCGACCGTGCTGAGAAGTCTGACATCACCAAGTGGGGCAAAGACTTCGTTACCGCTCATATGCTGGGTGTGATGACGAACAAGGGCTGGAACACTCGTTTCGCTCAAGACCTTCAGCAGAAAGCTGGTATTGATTACACCACCAACGCTGCTGATATCGACCAGGAAGTTTCTAACCTGATCGAGAAGGAAATCATGCGTGAGCTGCGCGTTGCGCGTCTCTTCCGTGAAATTCCTGTGAACGGTGCAGCTACTGTGCTTCCCATCCAGGTGGATGCAGCTCCCGCTTCTTGGGCCACAAACGCAACTGCTGGCAACCTCGAGAACCGTGGCGCTTCTAACAATACCTATCAGCCTAAGCAAGTGATTCTGAATGCTTATCGTCTGATTTCTTCGACCTATATGGACAACGAAGTTGACGAGCAAGTGCTTGTGAATCTCATGCCAATGCTGGTTGAGTCCGTTGCTCGTGCTCATGGCCGCGCAGTGGAAACCGCTATTCTGAATGGTAACGGTGCTTCCATCACTGGTCTCGACGGGTATGCAGCTGCTTACGATCCCGGCACCTTCTCGCTGGCTGCTGGCACGCGTCTGACCGCTGCTATGCTTCTCGGCGCTCGTGAGGCAATGGGTAAGTATGGTCTGAGCCCTGCTGAAATGACTTACATTGTGAGCCAAAACAGCTACTTCGACCTGCTCAACGATGCAAACTTCCAGACTCTGGACGAAGTTGGTTCTGATCTCGCAGCTCGCGTGACGGGTACCATCGGTGCAGTGTTCGGTACTCCCGTCGTTGTTTCCGAGGAGTTCCCCACAGAAGCCGCTGGTGCTCCCGCAGCTTTCGCAGTCTACAACCGTAACTACGTGGTGCCTCGTCTCCGCGGTGTGACTGTTGAGCAAGACTACGAAGTGATGAATCAGCGTCGCGTTATCGTCGCTACTCAGTCGCTCGGCTTTGAAGAAATTCTTGCCGGTGACGGTGCAGGCAACGAGCCTGTCATCAAGATCGACCACGAGGCATAAGCCTTCTCCCTATAGCCCGGGGGACTTCGGTCCCCCAGGTTTTTACTAGTTGACTTTTATGGCGAATTTAGTTACACTTGAAGAGTACAAAGACGCGGAGGGCATTAGCAATCCTAAAGAGGATTTGCGTATTAATGCTCTCCTTCCCTCTGTGAGTCAATTAGTAAAAACCTATTGTGGCAATAGCATTATTGATTACTATTCGACAAATAAAACAGAGACGTTCAATATCGACTGGAATACACACATTATTCAGTTGACTGAAAGTCCTGTAAATACAATTGTAAGTGTTGAAGAACGTCCTTCCTATCAAGATGCTTATGTTACTTTAACGGAAGCAAACTATGATTATTATTTTGACTCTTCTACTGATAGCATTCTTCGTACTAACTCTTCTGGTGGGTATAACTCTTGGCGCAAAGGAGTTGCAGCGGCACGAGTAGTTTACACTGCCGGATATGCTTCTACTCCTGAAGATTTGAAACTTGCAGTTTTTGACTTGATTACTTACTATCTGAAAGATGAATACAAAGAGCGCCGTACTCTTGGCGCAGCAACAATTCAAAATCAAACCAGCACAACTCAACGGGATAATGTCGCATTTCCTGACCATATCAAGCGGGTTCTTGACCTATATAAAAATTTCTAATGGCTGTAGCAGATACTAAAAAACTGCTAGGAGAAATGCTTGCAAGCATTAATGATAAGTATGCCCGGGGCCTAATAGATAAGCATACTCAGGTAGTTACTATAGAGCGAGATTCTTTAGTAGAAGCCTGGAAAGAAGGTTATAATCTTTTTAAAAATAAGCATAAGGATAAGCCTTTCCCTTCGGGAGAAGATTGGGACTGGAAAGCCGCAGTACAAAAAATATTTCCTGAAATGAAAGCAGAGGTACAAAGTCTTGGTGGTACAATTATTGAAGAGACTTTTGATTATTTTGTGTTTACTGAAAAATCCAAAACCAAAAAAATATACGATGCAATTAAAAATTATAGTATTAGGTTTATTCAAGATAACTTAAAAGATTATACTTTAACAGGAGCAAAAGAGGAAGCAAGAAAGGCGGGTGCTCCTGACAAGGATATTAGTAAGTTTGCTTCCGCTAGTGATATTGGAACAATTAAGAGAGGACAAGAGCGACTGCATAGACAGGATACAACTGTTGGAGCAGCCAGACTTGTTCTTTCTTTAAAATGGATTTCAAAAACTAAATTTTTTAAAGATTTTACCTCCTCTAAACAACTAAAAAGTTTGCAGGAAAAATATGGGGAGATTTTTGCAACATTTGAAGCAAGCGGAACAAAAAGTAGAGGCTTAAAACTTAATATAAAAGAAAATATTCGTATTGATATTGCCCCTAGTAGCACTAATGTTCCTGGTTCTGAAGATAATGACTGGGCCGCTATTTATCCCAAGCTACAAAAAGCAATGCTAGAGTGGGCAAAAGAGGCAGAGTTAGAAGGTAGAAAAGGAAGTAAATCCATAGAGAAAAATGCAGCTGACTCAGCGGAATACTTAGCAATCAAGTCTTTAACCTCAAGTAAAAACTCAAGAACAACAGCAAAAGTAAAAGAGTCTAATAGAAAACCTTCCTCTGTTCCCGTCTCTGCAAAGAGTAAGAAAAGTACAAAAACTAAAAAGACTGTTTCTAAAGTAAACTTAAAATCAAAGACTAAAAAGTCAAAGCAAAAAATAGATAAAAGTGCAATTACTTTACTAGCACTTTTAAATGCTAAGCTGCCCGCTACGGTTGCTAAAAATATGACTTTTCCTAGGCTGCAATATCAAACAGGAAGATTTGCGGGAAGTGTTAGAGCTGTTGATGTATCGAGAACTAATCAAGGATTTCTTTCTGTAGGCTATACCTATCAGAAGTACCCTTATCAGACTTTTGAGCCTGGTTATAGAATGGGGGATTCCGACAGGGACCCTCGCAAGTTAATTGATGCGTCTATTAGAGAAATTGCAGCGGGATTAATTGAATCTAGACTTTATACACGGAGAGTGTAATGGCAGAAAGAGACTATACATCACGACGACTAAATATTGTAGAGGCTCTTACTGAAAAGCTAAAAACAATTAATGGGTCTGGGGCTTTTTTAACTGACTTAAATGAAAATGTTCATCCACGACTAAAGTTTTGGGACGAAGTAGAAGAGTTTCCCGCGCTTCATTTAAATGCAGGCGGAGAGACTCGTCAGTATCAAGCTGGTGGTTATAAAGACCGGTTTCTTACAGTAACAATTCGTTGTTATGTAAATGAAGAAGATGCACAAGCAGCATTAAATGCTTTAATGGAAGATGTTGAAACAGTGCTAGAAGAAAATTCTAGGCTTGAGTATCGAGATCCGCAGAATCGCCGTTTCAACACTCAACAAATCACTATCGTCAGTATTGATACTGATGAAGGTGTGCTCGAGCCTCTTGGTGTTGGAGAAATGATTATCGAGGTTCAATATTAGAAAATGCTGGCACGAACAAAAGTTCACGTCCAAGTCTTTTCAAGGAAATTAGGAGATTACAATGGCTGACGTTTTATATTTTAGTAGGGATACTAAAGTATACATCGAAATCGGTTCCGATGTTTGGGAATTGCCGGTTCTCGATGGTTTTAGTTTCTCTCAAAGCACAAACTCAACGGAAGTAACATTGCAGGAAATGGAAAGCTCCGGCGGGGTCAGCCGTCGTGGACGTCGACTGTTCAACGACTCTTTGGCACCGGCTGAGTGGTCCTTTTCTACTTATGTTCGTCCGTTTATTTCGGCAGGTACAGGTACGGGTAAAGCAAACGATACTGCCGAGCACCATGCTGTTGAAGAAGTCCTCTGGGCTTTGATGGCTGGTAATGCCACCTACGCAAGCTATGATTTTACAGGGTTTACTCGCGACACGACAGATTTGAATATTGACTTTGATAGCTCAAATAAGTCTACTCTCGGTACTTGCAATATTTACTTTGCTCTTGATGCAGACGGTGCTAACCCCACCGTTTATAAGCTCACGGACGCAGTTGTAAACGAAGCTTCCCTGGACTTTGATATTGATGGTCTTGCTACCATTAACTGGTCTGGCTTTGCTGCAACTGTTACCGAAGGCTCAGCACCTACAGCTACTGTGACGGAAGATATTACAGCTACGGATAACTTTATTCGTAACCGTCTTACTCAGCTCACAATTACAGCAGCAGATACAACCACGTTCCCTGGTGAGTCCAGCAACGGGGTCTATACGCTTACACTGACCGGCGGTAATATTACGATTTCTAACAATATTACGTTTATTACTCCGGAAGAGCTTGGTATTGTGAACGTTCCTGTTGGGCACGTTACCGGTACCCGTTCTGTAAGTGGTAACTTTACTTGCTATCTCAGCCTTGATACTGTTAGCAATCTGGGAACTTCCACAGATTTCTATAACGATCTTACGTCGAGTGCCGCTCGTGCAAAGATTGTAAACTCGTTTGCTACGACATTCAAGATTGGTGGTGCTTCCGGCACTCCGCGCCTGGAAGTCTATATGCCTACGGCACACTTTGAGATT